TGGTTTGAATAATTTTTGTTTTGGGGGCACGACCAATAATCCAAGAGGGGAACAAGTAACTTGCAAACTCTGACTTAGTGTGTCTCGGAGGCATGTTAATTATTAGGCGTTTATTTTCCCCCGTTGCTATAGCCTCAAACTTTTTTGCAATCATGGTGTGGTGAGCGCCTCCAACGAATTCGGGCCAAACCTTTTTTACATAATGCAAAAAATTTCCACGGCAAGATTCCATTTCCTTCATCTGTGCTAGACGAAGTTCTAGTTTTAATCTTCTTTCTGTAATAGCGGGAGTCTCTGGACGCAACATTTACGGTTTCCGTATTAATTAATTTATAGGATTAAAACATATCAATGTTTCACGTGAAACATTAAAAACATCCCCTACAAAATGATAGTTAACTCGTAAGATTTTTCACAGCATTATTTGTCGAAAACAAGGCCGGAGCGTCCTCTGGTGGGGGGGTGGCGGAAAATTTTTGGCTAAGTGTCTGTTTTTATTGGTTTTTTATATAAATAGAAGGTTCAGGGGGAACCTTATCATTAATCCATTATATGTGACGTTTTACCATGGTCAACGGTTCCTGCTTCCTTACATAGGGAGCGGGGAGCGGGGGCAATCGCCAGCGATGGGGAGCGGGGGCAATCGCCAGCGATGGGGCACGGTTCACGGTTCACGGTTCACGGTTCACGGTTTGCGAACTGATAGACACGGAAGGGGGAGCGGGGGGCACGTGCCCCCTTAATTAACTATTAATAAGGCAGGCAGGAAGGCAGGCAGGAAGGCAGGCAGGAAGGCGGGCATAAAAAAGGGGGGCACGTGCCCCCCGCAGTTGTTTTTATAAAACGTTTTAATACGTAAATCCAACAACAACCTTAGTATTAGATTTTAAGAATATGTCCTTCCCTACATCCTCATAAACGCTGCACGTGTATTTCTTAATATCTCGGTTGTAGTGTTCCCTCGTATAGACTGTTTTTGCACCCCTTTTCCTTTTAAAAAATTCCCCTTTCGGTAAATCCTTTAGAAGTGCAAGACCTTCCTTATCCACTGGAAATAACTTTCCGTTAGATGCCCGTTTTTGGCGGGAAATAACAACGGGTTGTTCAGGATTATTAATGATAAAAAAGTCGTCTAATTCCTTAAGTAAAACCATACTATCTACTCCATAAATAAGCATGCAAAATTGCATACTAAAACATTATATACAAGTAATCCTATAAGTAAAGGAAGCAGGGAAGCAGGCATAAAAAAGGGGGGCATGTGCCCCCCTCAATTATTCCCTTATTCTGTTTTTAGGCTGCTAAGGGAAGCGCACTAACCACGTTATTGTAAACAATGGTGCTACGTTCTTGTAAATCGTTATGGTTAGCATTAGCACCCGTAGGTTTTAGGGCATGGGTTGCGGAATTGAATAACCACCACGCATTACGTCCATTAGAAGTATGCTCTTCTATCGACGGCTTTTCCCAGTCGTCGATAGCACGTCCTAATTGACTAGAAGAGAAACCCCCGCGCCTATAGATTTCTACTAGAAGATTGTCCCCCCGCTCTTTTGATATCGGAGTATCGTTTAGCCTATCAAAAGATAAGGTAAGCTTTGCATTAGCGTTATCTAACCCAGTTACTGCATCCTCTATCATGGTAGGAATACGCTCATTAATGAACGTTGTTTGTTTGCTTTTCCAGTTTCCGAGATTGCCATGGAAACATAAGTTAGAACACACAATAACTTGTGACCCTATTAACAACCCCCTGCTAAATCGCTGGTCATGGCTTCCCCGTAACCCCACTAGCATATTATGGCTTAGGTGCCCCGTGCTAACAGTAGGCAAGTTAGAAATATTATTTTTCCTAACCTTCAATAAACCAAATAACCTATTACCGTCCTTTGTGACTGCGAATTCTTGCCCCAAAATATTATAACCTGCATTTTGTATACTATTCACCGTATCGCTGGCGAAGTTATAAAAAGGGTATGTATTGTGGCGATTGCCAAGGGGGGCAGGGGTTGCCATTCCCTGCAAATCGTTAAGGGTCACTTTTACGTCATTTCCTGAATTATACATTAGCATTGTTCACGTTTCCTTGTTTAAGCCTGCATCATTGCAGGACTAAACATAGTATGGGGCAAATCGCATATAATTGCAACCCCCTATATAAAGAAGCTATATATTGGAATGGTAGGCGCTCCCGTTTCCGTGGGCTGGCGTAACGTAATTTTTCGTTAGTCCCGTTAATAAACCGTTACAACCTAAACATTTTTGGCACGTCACCCGTTTGCGGGGGTTTTCCCTTTTCGCAGTTACTGTCTTGGGGCATTGGGTTTCCCCCGCTTGGATATCGTTAACGCGCATAACCCCGTTTTTATCTACAGAAAAATTTGACGATACGCGGAACGTTCTATATCCGCGCGCCCATTGTCTTTTAGCCTGCTGCAAATTATCTACGCTTAACATAGAAAATTGCGCTAACTCCCCCGCTCGCTTCTCATTGTAATTATCGCAATGAGTGTAATTGGTAACTTTCCCGCTCGCCTTCGCTAACGCTTCAATTATATAAAAAGGAACGCTCGCACTGTCGCCATAAGCGCCAATTCTTAGGGGTTCATCCTGAACGTATCTTATAGCCTGCTCTAAGGTTACTTTTTTATAGTCCCCGTTTTTATAACACTTGAAAATATTTGCGGGGGCTTGCGCTACAATGACATAACAAGCGCGATTAATGTTTAACGTTTTTCTTTTTAACTTTTCCGCATTTCTAATCTGCTTTTTTAAGTTCGCACGTTTTTTGGGGGGGAGTTCTAAAACTCTTTTTTTAGCCTCTTCTATTGTTACAATTTCCCCTCTTAAATTGCAGCTTCCGCATATACTGGCATCAGAACCATTATGCCTAGCCTCTTCGGGGGGAATGTCAGAACGCATTATATACAGTTGCAGCATATCCCCCGTTGCGGAATTTAGGGACGCATTCGCCAAGCCAGTTAGAATCGCAACAACGGGTTTATTGTCAATTTCACTTTTACCTTCATAGATGATTAAGTTTTTCATTTTCGCACCCTATATGTAAGTTATCCCATACGATAACATAACGAAACAGAGATTACAAATAAAAAAAACCCCCTTGTTTTAGGGGGCTTAGTTATTTTTATATTTTGTTTTAATGCTAGGAATAGGCAAATTCTGGAATGTCCGTATTTTTACAAAGTTTATGGCTGTATTCTATCCAATCAATTAAAGCGTTTACCCGTCGCATATTGGTTATAGCTATCACAGCTTCGCAACGCGGGTGTTTTTCGAAAACGCTTAAAATTCTTTTAGGGTATTTTTCATAATGCGCTTCAAAACGGGATATACGTTGGCAGTAAGGCGGAACGCTCCTCCTCTTCGTATGTCTCCCGCTTCCCGTTGTCCATTCGGAGGTCATCACGGCTCCCCCGCGTTTTTTTAATTCCATTATATTTTTTATTTGTGGTTTGGTAATTTTCATTTTTTTACTCCCCTATGTAACTTGTCTCATACAATAACACAACGTAATAAAGTTTGCAAATACTACGAATAGGCAAAAAGAATTTTAGCCAACCTGCCCGTCGGACAATGCGTTAACGAAATATCGTTTTTTTCTGAATGCAGCCATCCAAAATCATCGCTTTCTTCGCCTTGAAATTTGACGCTGCCGTTAATTTCATATCCACGTGGGGATAGAATTTTATCGCACAAATAACGCAGCCAATCCTCATACTCGTAAAATTTTTCTCCCCCGTCCCACACAATCTCGGTTGCTTCATCGCTTGGCTTCCAGTGTAACCACAGGCTAGGTTGAGTTGCAGGGGGTCTGTTATAATCGAGAATGTTTTTTTCTTTTTCTTGCCCGAAATACCCTTTCCCGCCAACGTAAAACTCGCCTTCGACGCCATATTTTTTAGGAACTTTTCTCGCCATTCTCCGCGTTTCAGCAAGCCCCCTCATCAACATATAGGTGTGGGGGTCAAGCGGTTTGTTCAAAACAAATTTTCCTTCAAATTCTGTTGTGTATCCCATTTTTACCTCCTTTCTTATGCAATAATTTTTTCTTCGTTTTGAATTTCTTCGAGGATGCTTTCTACTTTTAAATGCCTGTTTATTGCGAAACACAAATCCTGTGCATAGTCGTCTCCTCGAAACGAATTTTCGCCAAAGGCAACGACGCCTTCTCCCAACAATTCTCTCTTGAAAACGGCAACACGGGGGTTTTCTTCTAAAACAATTTTGTATTCGCCTTGGGAGTTCCAAGTTAACCCCCCGTAAAAAACAACCCCAATCATGTTGCCTTGTTCCTCGCAGTGAAAATTGACTACATAAAAGGGTTCTCCAGATACCCCGTTTCTGTGGTGAGCAATTTCTCGAATAACTAAGTTCATTTTTACCTCCTTTTTCTGTTCTGAAAATACAGCATATGCCATTTATCCCATAAAGTCAATTAAAAAAATACCCCCCAAATATGGGGGGCAGTGGAGGTTCATTCTTTTTCGATTTCACCTTGTGAATTGCATGTTTCACATTGTGAAACATCATCTTCAAATTCACTATAGATTTGGTTATAAATAAAACCGTTCCCGTTGCAATCAGGACAAATTGCTTTTCCGTCTTTTTCGTTTGCCATCGTCTTTTTCCTCGCACACTTTTTCTGCTACCGACTCAAAGAGAGAAGCAATAAATTCAAATATTTTTTGCATGTGTTTCTCCCGTTTTTAACATCCGATAAATTTTGCGAATTATTTGGTCTAAACCATCAGACAATCCGACTCCTTCAAGGTGTTGTCGTTGTTTGTCTGCAAATTCAATAATTTCATTTTCAGTCATCACATGTTTTACCTCCGTTTTTATAGGATTTATTTTATAACACTATCCACAGGACAAATCAAGGCATAAAATTTTTCCCAATCATAAGGCTCCTTAAATGTTTGCACAGGCGAGACGGAATTAGCACCATCCATACGCAAATCAACAGCATCGGCACCGCGATAACAATTAATAGCCAAATCGGAATTGCGAGCAACAATCCAAGAATTCGAGTGAGAATGCCGACTGAGCCATGCACACTGGTGAGGAGAGAGTTCCATCTTATTTTTTTTGACAATTTTTAACTCCACAAAACTGAATAATCCATTCTCCGCGCAGAAAACAACATCGGGAACCCCCGGTGTTGCCCACGTTTCAAGTCGTGTGCATTCAATTTTTCTGTTCGTCTTGGTCAATCCCGTTTTCAAAATCTGCCATAGCCCCGCTTCCCGATTCTGCAACCCCTTTCTCGGCATTTTGTTCTTGCTCTTGGGGGGTAATGTCGATGACATTTGCTTCAAAACTTTCTCTAATTCGCTCAAGTTCTTTCTCCACGTCTTCTCTTGACATTGAATCAATGGCACCCGTTCTAATTTCCGATTTGTTTACATAGATGTTTCCCTGCGCCATGCCCCGCAGTCTTTCGGCTTGGACTGCTGCTGACCACGCCCCATTTTCGACGGCTTGGTCACGGAGTTTTTGCAAGTCTCGAACATGGCGTTTGTAGCCGACTTCAAATTTTTCATCGAGTTCCGCACGATAATTGTCTATTTCTCGCACAACATGAGGGCAGATATTTGGGTTCTGCATTTCCCACGCTCTCGTGTGTGCAGAACTCGCTGGAAAACCTGCTCGAATGGCAGCCTCTCTTGCAGTTATCAACCCATCATTGCTCACAATTTCTTTAACGAATTTTTGTTGTTTTCGGGTCAGTTTTTTTTCTTGCAGCCTTTTCAGGCGTTTTTTCTCGTCCAAAGCTGTTTTCTCCTTCAATATCAAAGAGTTAATTGTAAAATCGGGGGTGTTACACTTCTGCACACCTTGTATCCTGCGTGTTTGTGCAGGAACTTATGTAATAACTCCTTAAAACAGTTATTTTAAGTGAATTGAAGTTTAAAAACAAGGCTTTTTAACTAGAATTACCGCATACACGCAGAATGCAGTGTGTGCGGAGGTGTTAACAAGTTGGAGCAAAATTTCCTTTATATTATAAGGAGTTATAGAGATGTTACACATGTAACACCTGTTACGCCTTTTTTTCTCCACTTTGAAAAAAGTTAAAAATATAAATACTGTTACTAGTGTTAACAGTGTAACGGGCTATTGCATGGAATAAAATTTGTGGTCTCCAACAATGGCTCGTGGTTCAAGGTGCGTTGTCCACCATGGTTGCACACTGACCGCGTGGTAATGCGTAACTCCCTGCAACCCAGTAACGTTAAAATCGGTTTGCAACGTTGCACCCGCCACCAATTTTGCGGTCTCCCATGCTTCTCTTTCAGCCGGTCTTTCGGGTTTTCCATCACAAAAATAGCTGAACTGGCATTTGCCAAGAATCAATTTTCCCCCGCGAGTCTTTGCTTGTCTTACAACCCCACATACGGTGTTGGGGTATCTCGGACTTTTTACTCTGTTTTTTACAACGAGTGCTACGGCAACCATGCCAATCGTCGGTTGGTCTCGTGCCTCGAAATAGATGGCTTCCGCCAAGCATTTTTCTTCTGAAGAAAGCTCCTCTGCAAAACTAATGGCGGGAATTAAAAAACAGGCAAGAGAAATGCCCAAAGAAACGCTCAAAAATAATTTTTTCATGTGTTGTCCTCCTCTTTTTTTCCGTGCATCACCAACACTTCGGCTTGGCACTTCGGACAATGCAGGTTTGTGATGACCAGAAATATTTCGTCTTCAGCGTCATGGTCTCCGCCCCAAATCAAATCCGCACTGCAAGCCCAACATTGCATCAGTGTGCAAACCTTTTTCTAACCAAACGTTCTTGGCGAGACTGACGCCTGAAATACGCGACATGCTGTTGCCAAAGCCTTTTAATGTGCGGGTCTTTTGCTTGTTTTGCAGCCCTTAGAACCGCTTCCAACCTTTTCAATCGTAATTGGTTGTTACTTTCCAAAAGTTCTGAACTATGTAAAATGTCTGAAGCAACCATTTTTTCCTCCTCTTCATCCTCAAACCATTCAATTTCTTCACACTCATCAGGTGGGCAATCACAAATGTTTTCAATTCGGTATTGGCAGTCCCGTGGGTCGTGAGCCGTGTCAAACAATCCAAAAATAGGGGATGTCTTTTTTTTCTTTCCATTTAAATTTTTCATAGTGGGAAATGTCTTTTTTAAGTAAATTAGAACGGTGGGACGCATGAATTCTTTCGTCCCCCAACCATGGAGGCATAACCATAACTTCCTCGTCTATAGTAACTTTCTCCATGGTGTTTTTAAAACCGCGCTTTATCCACTCTTCAATGCACGTATTCATGTAATGACTTAACGCGAGGGAGTAGCCTCGCCACATTCTCGTTGCGGGATGGTTTTCCCACGCCCCTGTTTTTGCATAATCTCCCCGCAATGCTTTCAAAATCTGCAATGCTTCGACTCTTTGTTTGCCCAATCTCTTATTGTCGAGACATTGAACAGACTGTTTGAAACAGGGGTAGGGTAAAAATGTTTGCATGTTCGTTATCCTGATTGTTCTATTTCTTCTACTTCAAATATTTCTCTGCCTTCATCAGCTTCGTGATGAAGTTCACCATCGAGATAATTGAATTCTGCCTCTGCTTTATTTTCTGCTTCGATTTCGTACGTTTCATAAAGAACAACTTTTGTTGTAACGAGATAGGTTTTCATGTTCGTTCCCTTTCCTTTTTATAAAAATATGCTATTTATCCTATATGTCAAGATTTAAAAATTGGGTGGAAGAGACGCAACAACCTTTTGACAATCCCCCACCTCAAAATGTGAAACAATGTTTGTTTTAGAATCCTCTACAATCATAATACCTCCTTTGGGAAAAGAGACGCCCCGAAAGGCGTCTCCTCTTAGCCTTATGTTAATTGTCCCATATTTTAAAACAAAAGTAAACCCCCCTTTAAGTCATTGATTTTAAAGGGAAAAATAAATACTTTACTTTATGGGATAAACCTGGTACTCTTAACTATAGTTAATAATAGTTAAGGGAAACCTTAACCGCTCTTTGACAATGTAAATAAAAAATCGTTTTGGACGTGGGTGCCTCTATGACGAATGGAGGTTCGACATGAAATTAAAACTGCGTCCCATTAAAGACGGTAAAGATAAAAACCGGTATTGCGGTCCATCCGTAGTTTCGGCAGTAACCAAACTGACTACAGGAGAAGCTGCAAGGCTGATTCGCATACAGTCAAATAAAAAAATGGTAACTGGAACAACAACACGGCAAATCCATCGTGCTATGAAAGCTTGCAACATCAGGATGGTGACTCACAACGCCAGCTTGTATGGCGCTCATTTCAATCGGTCAAACGGTATAACTTTGGCTAGGTGGTTAAAGCTATCTGTTAAACATCGAACAGAAGGTCGAGTTTTTCTGGTTGTGGCGGGATGGCATTGGCAACTCATTTCTGGTAGGCGTTACACCTGCGGAAGAATACGAGAAATTGTATCTATACGAGATAAACGTATTAAACGTAGATCAAAGGTTAGAGCAGTTTATGAGTTAATTTCCGAAAACGTGACCAAACCTGACTTTGACGTTAGTAAACCCAAGTATGTGGACATTTACGCTAACATAAAAGCCAAATCTAGAAAACTTGCAAAGAAAATAGGGGCTGAAATTGAAAAATCTGACTGGGACTCAGATTGGATTTACGTCAGTCCACCAGATTCCTTGCAACCAGACCCCTACGAAGACGAGAATGGTGTGTCAGGTTGGGAAGAAGTCTTAGACAGGCTCAAAGATTACGAAAAGATAATCGGGCAAACAGCATAACTAAACGATAACTGAAACGGGGCACCCACTTCCAAAACGATTTAGCGGAACCAAGGATATTGGCGCTTGGGGCGTGGTTCGTCCATCTTTTTCATAATGTCCATGCCACAAGGCGCACAGTAAGCCAAG